AATGAGCCAGTCGAATATGCGCTTGATGATGTGACCGACGCTATTACAGCCGGAACTTATCAAGACAAACTAGAAGAAGTATCACAGAATCATATTGCGGAAGATATCTTTTCCCATCGTGTTATCACGGAGAAAGAATATCTGGAACTATTTGATCGTGAAAACGCTTATCTAAGTTTCTGGCCAACAGAAAACAAGTTGCGTTTTATCTTCGATAGTGTTAAACATCGGGAAGAACAAATTAGCAGAGAAATCAACTTCGGTCCCGATGTTGGTTTAGAAATCATATCCGACGAAGGATGTTAAGCAATGAACGCCGACAAACTCTACAAGATTGACTCCAAAGGCCAAACTCGTGTGTGGTGGATGGAGTATGATAATGAAAAGTATCGTACCCATTCTGGTATTGAAGGTGGCAAGATTGTAGTTTCTGGTTGGCAGTATCCGACCGCTAAGAATGTCGGTCGTTCTAATGCGACGACTATTGCCGAGCAGGTGAAGGCAGAGGTCGAAGCCGAATATACAAAGAAGCAGAACCAGGGTAAGTATCACACCTCTGTTGGTGAGTCCATTTACTTTGGTGCTAAGTTTTTTGAGTGTATGCTGGCAGACAAGTATGATGCCAAGAAGCATAACAAGTTTCCATATTACTCACAACCAAAGTTAGATGGCGTTCGCTGCCTTATCTCCAAAGATGGTATGCAGTCACGCAATGGCAAGCCGATTGTTTCTTGTCCTCATATTCGTGAGATATTAGAGCCGTTTTTTCAGTGCCATCCTGATGCTGTTCTGGACGGCGAACTGTATAATCATGAACTAAAGAGTGACTTTGAAAAATTAATCTCACTTGTTCGTAAATCAAAGCCAACTGCTGATGATCTTGAGGAGTCGGACGAGAAAATCCAGTATCATGTATATGATCTGGTCGATGGTCTTCCAAATATGCATCTACAAACATTTATGGACCGTCTTGGCTTTATCAATCAGTTTGATTATAGAAGCCGTTACTATCCGACTGTGCAAGTTGTAAAGACAACCAATATCCAAGATGAACATGACATTGAAATGATGCTCGGTGAATATCTCGAAAGTGGATATGAGGGTCAAATGCTCCGTGTTCCTACCTCAATCTATGAAGGTAAGCGTTCCAAGAACCTTATCAAGCATAAAGAATTTGAGGACGATGAATTTGAAATCGTCTCAATGGAAGAAGGTAAAGGTAACTGGGCCGATGCTGTAAAGCGGATTGAAATCCGTTTGAAAGACGGAACGACACAGTTTGCTGGTGTGCGTGGATCATTTGACACGTTGCATGACCTGTTGTATAATGATTATGGTTATACAAGCGTAACGGTACGGTATCAGAACAAGACTGATGACGGTAAACTCCGTTTCCCTGTTGTCGTAGCATTTTGGAAAGGCAAGAGAGACCTGTGAAATACAAACTCTATCTGGATGACCTGCGTTATCCTGACCTGCATCCCGATTGGCGTATTGCTCGTAACTATCATGATGCTGTGTGGATGGTTACGAACTACGGTATGCCATATCATATCTCGTTTGATCATGATTTGGCAGACGTTCGATATGATGATAATTGGCCAGGTCCCAGAGGTAAAGAAAAATCTATTCCTTACGAATTTACAGGATATGACTTTGCAAAGTGGTTCTGTAATTGGGTGATGGATAATAATGTTGACCTGGAGCCTATTGGTTTCACTTATCATGTTCACTCGGCTAACCCTGTCGGTGCTGAGAATATCCGCTGCTATATGGCCAACTTTATGAAGGATCGTTTCGTATGAATATGTTTTTTATCGATGAACAAGCTGAAAATTGTGCCAAGTGGGCAGTCGATTCTCATTGCATCAAGATGATCCTTGAGAGTGCCCAACTCTTGTCTACCGCTCACCGTATTCTTGACGGCATCCAGTATGTTGAGAATAAACCGGTTGCTGGTAGTTTCCCTGTTCGTTATCGCAAGATTAAACGATGGCTTCTGCCCGATGCCCGTGAGACTGCTATGTATTCGGCTACGCATGTCAATCACCCGTGTGCCATTTGGGCTCGTGAGTCGCATTGTAACTATGCTTTCTTGTGGGTGTATATGGCCGAGCATTGTAAAGAATATACATATCGCTATGGCAAAGTCCATAAGATTGAGTCAAGCGGCTTACTCACGTTGCTTGCTGATCATCCAAACAATATGACAAACGCCGCTTTTACCACTCCGCCGAGTGCCATGGATCCTAAATACATCATATCAGATGATCCGATTGCTAACTATCGGAACTATTACAAGGTTGGCAAGGCACATCTTCACAAGTGGAAGAACCGTGAGGCGCCTGCATGGATAAACTGAAAAAAGAATTGAAATACCTTGAACAGAAGGTAAAAGAGGAATTGCACAAAACTCGGAGTCCTAAAACTCCGAGAGAAGAAGTTCCTCTATATCAAAAGTCAATTCTTTATAGACAGGAACGCATTGCTGCTATCAGACGCCAGTTAATGGGTCAGACTGATAAGCAATTGAGAGAAGAAGCTAAGGTAGGAGCCGCTTACAATACACCTGAAAAGTCGGCTCAAGCAAGATCAAAGAACGCCAGCACCGCTGGATGGAACTTTAAAAAAGATGAATATTGGAGTAAGTGATGCCAACATATAGTTTTCGTGATAAGAATACTGGTGAATGTTTCGACCAGTTTATGTCTATTTCAGAACTGGATAAGTATCTGGAAGAGAACACACATTTAGAAAAGCTGCTATCGGCACCACACTTTCTCGGTGCTAATATGAATGGTGGGTTAAAGAATAACAAACCATATGACCCAAAGGATAATGCGAATGCCTAATTATACATGGATGAATAAAGAGACTGGTGAGGAACATACCAACACCATGACCATTGCCGAGCGTGACGAATATGAAAAGAACAACCCACAACTATCGCAGGTACTTCGCAACTTCACTATGGTGGATCCAGTAAACATTGGAGTCACCAAACCTCCAGCCGACTTTCAGAAATACGTTTTGGGCCGTGTCAAAGCGGCAGTGCCACATGCTGATGCTGTGGCTTCTAAAAGATGGGACATTCCAAAGGAGATTTGACCTGTCAGAGAACCCTCCATCTAAAAAGTTTAGAGGTCGTGCCCGTAAAAAGGCATCGACCTCTTTTTGTTATGAGAATGTGACTAACAATAACAATAAAGGTAAATATATGTCACGAAAGAATAGACGTAATAACCAACAGCAGAACCAGCGTGGTGAAAACCATGCAGAAAAGAACCACTTTGAACTGCGTCATATCCAGCCACTAACAGTAAACCAAGAGAGAGTGTGGGACGCATACGAAGCCGGTTCTAATCTAATGCTACATGGTTATGCAGGAACTGGTAAAACATTCCTGTCATCTTATCTTGCTCTAAGGGAGGTATTACATTACGAGACATATAAGAAGGTTGTTATCATCCGCTCCGTAGTTCCATCCAGAGACATGGGCTTTCTACCAGGAACCGAGAAACAAAAAGCGGAAGTTTATGAACAGCCTTATCAGGAGATTTGTGACGATCTTTTTGGTCGTGGTGATGGTTGGAAGATTTTGAAGTTAAAGGGCTTGGTTGAGTTTACGACCACCTCGTTTCTACGTGGTATGACCTTTAACGACTCAATCATCATTGTTGACGAGTGCAACAACATGACATTCCAAGAGATTGATACAGTCATGACACGCATTGGCAATAACTCTAAGATCATTTTCTGTGGAGACTATCGCCAGTCCGATCTACACAAGCCACATGAAAAGACAGGTATCAAAGAACTGATGGGCATTACTCGCCGTATGCCATCATTCGACCATGTTGAATTTGGCATTGAGGACATCGTCCGCTCGGGCGTTGTCAAGGAGTATATCATTCAAAAGACTGAAATGGGACTGTGACTAAATAATACACATAATGTAAGGAGTAGACTTTCATGGCACAGTTTCGCATAGACACACATCAATATCTTAATCAAGAGAAAACTCTCTTTGAAGTGGTAATGTTAGCTGACCAGTATGGTAATCAGGTTGGTCCAGCTAATCCTACGGGTATGGCTGTCGATGCTTTCGGCCGAGCCAGAATGTCTACTCCTCTCACTCTATTTGATTCCAGCCATCGTTTCAAAGATAATGGACTCTGGAACACAGCAAACACCTCTGGCAATTCTACGTTCGCCTTCTCTACCACAGAGGGTCTAATTAATATGAACGTGACAACGGCTGCTAATGCCGAGGTCGTTAGAGAGACAACTAAAGTATTCTCATATCAACCAGGCAAATCACTACAGATTCTAACCACATTTGTTATGAATACAGCCAAGCCCAATCTTAGACAGAGAGTTGGTTATTACGGTGTTGATAATGGCATCTATCTTGAACTTAATGGATCTACACTTTCATTTGTTCAAAGATCAAACACCACTGGCACAATCGCAGAAACAAGAGTAAATCAAGCCGACTGGAATATGGACACAATGCTTGGTACTGTAGCATCAAGTCCATCAGGTGTTACACTAGACATTTCAAAAGCACAGATTTTGTTTATTGACGTTGAGTGGTTAGGTCTTGGTACAGTTAGATGTGGTTTCGTTATTGATGGTCAGCTAATTCATTGTCATTCGTTTCATCATGCCAATCTAATAACATCAACATACATGACCACAGCGTCATTGCCGTTGCGTCAAGAAATCAAGAATACAGCCGTCACGGCAAACAATAGCACTATGAAGCAAGTCTGTTCTTCTGTTATTTCGGAAGGTGGATATGAGTTGCGAGGTTCACAGCAAGCCGTTAGTACCGTCGTAACAGCACCAAAAGCACTAACTACAAAAGGTGTATTCTATCCAGTTGTTTCAATAAGACTGAAATCAACAGCATTAGATGCCATCGTTATTATGACCGCACTATCTATTTTAGGTCGTGGTAATGGTGTAGATTTCAACTGGCAAGTCATAACTGGTGGAACAGTTACAACGGCATCATGGACTCCAGCAAGCGCCGATTCAGCCGTTGAATATACAATAGATGGCACCGCTATTACAGGCGGTAGAGTTATGGCTTCTGGATTCGTCAATTCATCCACACAGGCATCACCTTCTATTGACGTTCTCAAAGAGGCTCTATTCAAGTTCCAGTTGGAAAGAAACTCATTCACAGGAGTGGCAACACCACTCACATTAGCCATAGCAGCAGGCACAGATACAAGCACCTGTTTCGGCTCAATGGACTGGGAAGAAATCACAAGATAGTTGACTTTCT